AAATGGGTGGTGGTCTTCTTCAACTAGTAGCTTATGGTGCTCAGGATGTTTATTTAACTGGTAATCCTCAAATTACCTTTTTCAAAGTTGTATATCGTCGTCATACTAACTTCGCTATTGAAGCTATCCAACAAACTTTCAATGGAAATCCAGGTTATGGAAACACTGTAAATTGCCAAATATCTCGCAACGGTGATTTAGTAAACCGCATGTATCTCCAAGTAGAAGTACCTGCGCGAGCAAGTGGAACAGATACATATGTTAACTACTTAGGTCTTCGCTTATTAAAATCCGTTGTAATAGAAATAGGTGGTCAACAAATTGATAAACACTATTCCGACTGGATGTACATCTGGAACGAATTATCTTTACCTATTGGCAAACGCTATGCGTATGACAAAATGGTAGGAGCGAATTCTGCTGAAACTACTTTATCTGCAACTACTTTATATGTGCCACTTGAATTCTGGTTCTGTCGCAATGTTGGTTTAGCCCTTCCATTAATTGCTCTCCAATATCATGAAGTTAAAGTTAAAATTGAATTTGAGCAAAGATCTAAATGTGTTGTAGATACAAGTGGTGGTGCTGATTCCTCAGGTGCTACTTCTACCAATTTCCCTGAACTTAAAGATATGTCTTTATGGGTAGATTACATATTCCTTGATACTGATGAACGTAGACGTTTTGCTCAATTATCTCATGAATATTTAATTGAACAATTACAATTTACAGGAACTGAATCTCTTGGCACTGGCAGCACTCGCGTAAAACTTAACTTCAACCACCCATGCAAAGAATTAATATGGGTTGCAAAAGCCAAAAATACTACTGTACGTAATGCCAGATGGTATGATTATTCTGATTTAGATATAAATGATAGCAATGCTGTTGTACCAAATAAAGAAGCAAAAAATCCATTCATTGATGCCATATTACAATTAAATGGTAACGATCGTTTCGCAGTACGCAAAGGTTCTTATTTCAATTTAGTACAACCATATCAACATCACACTAACGTATCGGCTAACCCAGGTATCAATGTATATTCTTTTGCTCTTAAACCAGAAGATCATCAACCAAGTGGCACTCTAAATATGTCTCGTATAGATACAGCAACTCTTATGGTTAACACTGTTGATAAATTATATAGAAAAAATGGTACAGACAATAGAGGAAGTAATGTCGCAATTGATTATAGTGGCATCAATATCTATGCTGTAAACTACAACGTTCTCCGTATATTATCTGGTATGGGTGGTCTTGCCTATTCTAATTAAATTATCAATTATATGTTTTATTTTTCAATATATTATAACAATAATAATGTATATGTTTTGTGTAATATTAGACTTTTTTTTTTCTCCACTAATAGTATAAAGAATATAGCGTAAATGGGTGGTGGTCTTCTTCAACTAGTAGCTTATGGTGCTCAGGATGTTTATTTAACTGGTAATCCTCAAATTACCTTTTTCAAAGTTGTATATCGTCGTCATACTAACTTCGCTATTGAAGCTATCCAACAAACTTTCAACGGAAATCCAGAATATGGCAACCGTGTAACTTGCCAAATATCACGCAATGGTGATTTAATCCACCGCATGTATTTAGCTGTTGATATGTCTTCTGAAACAGCAGAAGTATGTCCTTATTTCGGATTAAGACTTATTGACTATGTAGAACTTGAAATAGGTGGTCAAAAGATTGACAAACAATATTCCCATTGGATGTATGTATGGAATGAATTATCATTACCTAAATCAAAACGTGATGGCTATAAAAAAATGGTAGGAGGTGAAAAAGGTGTACTAAAAAATACTAGTAATGATCAATTATACATACCATTAGAATTCTGGTTCTGTCGCAATGTTGGTTTAGCTCTTCCATTAATTGCTCTCCAATATCATGAAGTTAAAATAAACATCTTATTTCAAACTGCTGATAAATGCAAAGGTACTGCAACTTCACTTGGTAACCTTGGTGCGTCTTCATTATGGGTAGATTACATCTTCCTTGATACTGATGAACGCAGACGTTTTGCTCAATTATCCCATGAATATTTAATTGAACAATTACAATTCACAGGAACAGAATCTATATCCGGAACACAAGCTAAACCAAAATTATCTTTCAACCATCCTTGCAAGGAATTATATTGGTTCACTACTTTTAATGGCACTGTTGAACAAGATAATAATAATAACTGGTTTAACTTCACAAGTGCTACTGCTACATCATCACCATGGTACTCAATGCGCAGCGCTGTAAATTCTGTAAATCCAATTGGTTCTGCTAAATTAGTATTAAATGGAAATGATCGTTTTTCTGAACGCCCTGGTTCTTATTTCAATTTAATACAACCATATCAACATCATGAAAATGTTCCAGAAAACCCAGGTATCAACGTATATTCATTTGCTCTTAAACCAGAAGAACATCAACCAAGTGGTACTCTCAATATGTCTCGTATTGATACAGCGGTATTAAACTTAAATGGGTTAAAATTACCACACGTATCAAATACATTATTACACGTATATGCTGTTAATTACAACGTACTCCGTATATTATCTGGTATGGGCGGTCTTGCATATTCCAATTAAATTTTCTACATTATTTTTTTCATATTATAATAATAATAGTTTGTGTATAATAATATCTTCTTTTTTTTTCTCCACTAATAGTATAAAGAATATAGCGTAAATGGGTGGTGGTCTTCTTCAACTAGTAGCTTATGGTGCTCAGGATGTTTATTTAACTGGTAATCCTCAAATTACCTTTTTCAAAGTTGTATATCGTCGTCATACTAACTTCGCTATTGAAGCTATCCAACAAACTCCAACTGGAAGCAATTCATTAGGCTCTCGTGCCAGTTTCCAAATAACTCGCAATGGTGATTTAATCCACCGTGTATATTTCAACGGTAAAATTAAAAATACTAATCCAACCGGTGCTACTAATAACGTAGCCCTTGTACCAAACTTTGGACAAAGATTATTGAGAACTGTTGAATTAGAAATTGGTGGTCAACGCATTGATAAACATTATTCTGAATGGTTATACATCTGGAATGAATTATCATTACCTGCTGGTAAAAGATCTGGTTATAATACTATGATTGGTGCTAACTCAGATAATTTATGTACCAAATTAGCAGGACAAGCTGAATATGAATTATATGTTCCTCTTGAATTCTGGTTCTGTCGCAATGTAGGTTTAGCTCTTCCTTTGATAGCCCTTCAATATCACGAAGTCAAAATCAACATTGAATATGAAGCTGCTGCTAACTTAGTTGATACCAATGATGCTAATTTATGTGAAGATGAAGAAAATAGTATACTAAGCCTTGCTTCTGGTGCTGCTGCTTGCACTAATGGTAATAAACGTTCTGATAATTATGGTATAAACTTCGGCTTATCAGCGGATGGTGCTACTGGAACTGTTGCTACTAAATTTGCGACAGGTACCAATATTTCATTAAGTGATGCGAATTTATGGGTTGACTATGTTTTCCTTGACACTGATGAACGCAGACGCTTTGCCCAATTATCTCATGAATATTTAATAGAACAATTACAATTCACAGGTACCGATACTATGCCTTTATCTACATCAGCTGATAGCATGAAACCTGTTAGACTTAACTTTAATCACCCTTGTAAAGAACTTATTTGGGCTATTAAATCAGATGGTGATTCAACAAACGAACAATACCCATTCTGGAACAACTTTTCAACTGCCAAAAGCACTGATACAGCAAAACTTGGTGCTAATAATTATAATAATTCTAAAAATCCTACATGGCAAGCAAAAATTATGCTTAATGGAAATGATCGTTTTGCTACACGTAAAGGTGATTATTTCTCTCTTGTTCAACCTTATCAACATCACGAAAATACTCCTGATGATAATCACAATGGTATCAATGTATATTCATTCGCTCTCAAACCAGAAGAGCACCAACCAAGTGGCACTCTTAACATGTCTCGCATTGACACAGCTGTATTATCCCTATCATCACGTGTAGCTGGTACTATCCATGTATATGCTGTAAACTATAACGTTCTCCGCATATTATCTGGCATGGGTGGTCTTGCCTATTCCAATTAAAAAATAAATTATCAATAAATTAACATTATTTTTATAAATGTTTAATATTAAACCATTCAAGTATATTATCATCAATAATAACATTCTCTTCAATAAGTATCATTATATCAAATAATTTT